GATTTTTATGGTTTTGATTTTCTAATGTTTATGGTTTTGGGGTTTTCAGTTATAGAGAGGCTCTAGGAATGAGTGGACAGACAATCAACCGAGCATAAATAGGTGAAGCTGGTGGCGTAACCAGCGTTGTTATACGCCAAGGTAAAAGAAACAGTTTTGAAAATATCGACGGGGAAGCTAATACTAATAGGACTATCGACTGCGCTGACTGTATAGGAAGAGTAGCCGGTTGGGTATATCGTGAGATATATTGCAACACCGAGAAGCAACGTGACTGGGGAGATGGTCACGGTGACAGACCCGGAAAAGTCCAAAGTAGAAGGAGTGTTCCACGTGAAGGTGTCTATGGTCAAATTTTGGTTGGTCAAGACATCCACGTGGAACTTAGACTGACCGTCACGATCGGTCGTAGCATTCGTGATATAGGGGTAGAATCCAGACGGAAAGCCTGGGGAAGGGAACAGGAGGGGGCCTCCGCCAAGAGGAGTAATGGACTGACTAATGCTGGCTACTGTGGTTGAGACATCAAGAGCAGATGGGCCAGTCGGCCCAGTAGGGCCGGTGTCACCGTCTGCACCTTTTGCTCCAGTTGATCCCGGGGGTCCGGGAGCACCAGGTAGTCCTGGGAGTCCAGGCAGCCCGGGGATTCCGGGGGAGCCGTCGTCACCAGGTGGTCCTTGGTCTCCAGTTGGGCCGGAGGGTCCTGTCGCCCCGCTTGGTCCCACAGGGCCTTGAGCGCCAGTAGCGCCCGTAGGTCCGATGGGGCCAGCAGGGCCAACGCGTTTGGGGCTTGAGCGAGACGGGGCTCATGCTCCATCAACCAGATGTCATACTTCACCTTAATGTACCCGATGGGTGCGGCGGCGGCAGTGCTATTACCCTCCGTGAAAAATTGGAAGGTACCGTAATCATAGTCAATGCCGGCTGAGGTGTTGTATTGGGTGACAGTGGTTGCTGCGTCCGTCTTAAATTCATTGTTACCAAGTCGGTTTGCGAGCAGGCGTTGCGACTGTTTTGGGGGAACACGGAGAACAGAGCCCATCCAAGGGGTTGTCTCCGTGCTCAGGGACTCCTGTGACACCTCATTAGCGTTAGCTGGGGTGGCACTTCCGGCAACATAGTTAAACGACATCATCGCTAAACCAAACTGCGCGGTGGAGCACACTGGGACATACTCAAAGCTCAAAGAGTTGATCTTGTAACGGCGATAGTTCCGGGCAACCTTAGAGAGGAAGGGGAAGAGGATCGCGTTAGTCGGCCAAACTGTGTACTGGGGGGAGGCGACAAAACCAGATGAGGGGGACACTGAAGCACCCGAATCCGTATTGCCGCCGCCGGCGCCAGTAGTAAGGAACGTAGTGGCTATACGTTCATTACCCTGCATACGCAAGCTGAGAGTATTCGTAGATTGCTGCGTCGAGCGACCACGCGCCACCGGCGCACTCTGGCGACGGCTGGTGGATACCAGCGTCTGCTGAGTGCGCGGGGCGGGCGCAGGACGGGTCGACCGAGCCGGACGTCGGGTCGGGACCTTAGATTTACGTGGGGCCGCGGCAACCCTTCGCTGAGGTTGCCGGACTTTACCCACGCGGGCGACTAGGAGGGCATAATCTCTGCCTTCTTCCGAGGGGTCTTTGGCGACTTTCTCCCA